ACACCATCTACCTCTACTTTAACATCAGCTTCTTTTATAGAAGGGAAAGAAAACGTTTTAGTTGCGTTTCCATCCCCAGTGTAATCTACGAATGTTGTTGCCATTATTTATAAATGTTGAGGAGGTTTGCTGTTTGCGATTTCTTTAATTCTTGTAGTTCTTTAGCAGCCTCTTGAGTTTTAATTAACTCATTAATCTTTTGTTCTACACTAATTGAACGCCAAGCTGTTTTACGAGCCTTATCAAATAATCTTTTTATAATTATATTATGGTAGTAATCTCTTGCGTCATACTGTCCACGTTTACCAAATCGTATATCTTCATACATTTTCTCCATAGATGCTATTATTTTAGGATCTTTAGATAATTTATCTAGTTCTCGCTCTAAGTTTTGCACACCTATAGCCTGTTGAAATCTAGATCTAACTTCTGGTACATCAGTTAAATTAGTACCATCAGGAGCGTAGTATGTTGACATACGTAAATCATATCCACTGTCAAAAAGTAACTGTCTACCCGGTCCTTGGTCTAAACTAAGAGCCACAGGACTGACAGCGTTAAATGCACGTGTTAAAAAGTCCCAATCTTTTAAAGGTTTCCCATTTAGTAAATCATATTTAATAGGTAATTGATTGGTATTGTTTGCAAAATTTTCCATAATTAAGTTTCGGTTTCGTATAGACTGATCTATACCTGATCCGATTTCTCTCATATGTGGTGTTAAAAGTTTACCAATTTCATTACGTAAACCAGCTAGCGGTATCTGGTTATTACCAAGTCCAGCTATAATTCTGTCAAATTGACCGGGGCGTCCAGCAAATAAATCTACAAATGACTGTATACCAGCTAGGTATGACTTACTGGTTATTGCTTGTGCAACAACAAGAGAAATTTTTTGCAATTCTTTTTCTGTCCACTCGTCACCCATAAGCTCACTGGCATCACCTACATCAGCTATGGTAGACATAACAAGGTTAAAAGGTTCAAACGAATCGTAACCAACACGTACAGCACCAAGTTTCATAGTTCTTGGTTCCCATTTACCATCAAGCCAAGCTTGTCTTTTTTGTCTGTCAACTGGTCCATTACCATTAAGATCACCACGCATCCAAGCCTGTGTAGCCATAAATACTACTCCAGAGCCTATCGCCAATCTACCTGTTTGTAAAGCTTTAGCATTAGCTAATTCTTCTACGGATGTAATACCATACTTAGCTACGTTTTCTAAATTAGTAGGACTTGCTAAAGCTATTTCATTAAACTCTTTAACTAAAAAGTTAAAACCGGGAGTATACTTACCTGTTAATGCAAGTCCGTTTACACCAGTTCTAGCAAACAAAAAGAATGGTTTAGCTAAAGGTGCAGCAGTAAACACATCGTTAAGACCCTTTGCAAAGCCTGTAAGTTCTTGTGTAAGTGTAACTTCTTTACGTGCAAACTTTGTAGCGTCATCTGTTATATTACCAGCAGCATCAAAAACTTGACCATAAAAATCATCTTCATAAGCTTTCATAAGATCTTTAGTTATTACAGGTGTTTTATATCCACCTTCCTGTAACTCAAGAACTCTACGCATAGCTTTCTCACGCATCTTAGCACGACCTAATATAAACGCAAACGAGTCGTCAGTTGCGGCCATGATTTTTGTAGAGTATGTAAGAAAATTACTGTTGTTAGCGTTACGTGCTATGTTTGCTACACGAAAAGCTGCTTGCTCTCCGGGTGTAGCTCTACCACTGTCTTCTGCCCATCTACGTAGTATTTCCCAGTTCTCATCACCTTTACTATATTCAGAAAATCTTGTTTTAATACTTGCTATATCACCTTTCCAGTATGAGTTAAGTCTTGTTCTAAATAGATCAAACGACTCAGGTATAGCTTCTATCATACCATTGACAGCTGCAAGGCTGGATCTAAGAGTTGCTATATCTCCAGTAAATGGAGCTCGTGTAGCTGCTCCTAATGCAGTAGCTACAGGTCTTAAAAATGTTGCACTAGCTGTACCCATAACTGCTCGAATTGGTGTTTTCGGTCCTGATAAAACACTGTGAGTCATAACTCCTTCTAGTTCTCTTATAAGAGTACCAGTACGATCTACCCCACCTTGCTCAAGTTTACCACCTAACAATACAGTTCTTGCCCATCTGTCAAAGTCATCTAAGCTATTTACATCTTTCATCATTGAGAAAGCTTCGTACATAGCCATAAGTAGATCTTCGTCATCGTCAGCTATTTTAAGTACAGTCTGTATAGCTTCTCTAGATTTAGCTACATCTTCTTTTAGTACTTCTTCGATAGCGTCTTTACGTTTTTTACCAGCACCTAGTTCTCTAAACGAATCAGATTTAACTAATCTAGATTTCTTGGTCTCGTATAAAGTAGTTAGCATCGTATCAACTAACTGTTTAGTTGGTCCGTCTACAGCATTTATATCTACTATATCTGCTATTTCTCTACCAGCAATACCAGTATCTTGTAATTGTTTTAAAAGTGAACCTACAAGTAAGTCACCTATAACTACGTTTTTAGATGTCCATACTTCTTGACCATCAATAACATCGTTTGTTTCAAACAATTCTTTTAGATACTGAGACGCTGACATATCAGTAGCTTCTCTACCATTAGTAATACGCTGATGACCTTCTATAGCTTCTTTAAATTTAGCAACAAGTGCTTTTCTATTACCCTTTACAGCAGCCATTTCTTTAGCAAACTTATCATTACTCATTAAAGTTTTAGCTATACGTTCAATAGTTACATCATCTGTGCCGCTTTCTTGTGCAATACGCTCACGTTCTACTGGTGTAGTAACTGAGCCGGTAGATCCTTCTTCTGATCCCCATTCGTTACGAGTACGAGATAGTTGATCTCTAGCTGTTTGTGGATCAACTTCTGATATATGTGCTCCTTGGTGTGGGTCAGCTACAGGTCTATTCTTATCAGCTCTAAAATCTGTATCACCCTTACGAAGTTGTGCAATACCAGCCTGTACTGTCTGGTTATCTATGCTTTTATTACGTGCTTTAATTTGGTCTACAACAGGCTTACTACCTTTTTTCAATGTGTAGGCAATACCATCAAATAAAAGACCTATTCCCATCCCTTCTATGATGTTTTTTACTTTCATCATAACTGGATGGTCTGTGTCTTTTGTTGCTAATGGTGTATCAGCCCAGCCATATCTTTCAGATAATGCACCTAATGCGTTTTGGTTGTCTGACTCTTTTGAAACAAGGTCAGATACAGCACCAACAGCTGCACCTCGGGCTACACTACTACTAGCAAGCCCAACTAATCCAGCTGGTATAGTCACAAGACCGGTAGCCGCCGCAGCCTTAGCTGCTCCGATTGTACCGACTGCTAATGAACCAAAGTGAACTAAGGCTCTTAGCTGTTTACCCCACCATGTTTTAGTTTCAATAGGGTTGTCGTAGGAGTCGAATGGAGTAAATTCTGGTTTATAAAATCCTTTTTCTTTTTTCTCTTTCTGCATCTCTCCTGACAACGCATCCATTGTACGCTCAGGGAATGTGGCTATTGATGATGCTGTGTCTTGCAGACCGCCCGACAGTATTGACTGACCCTCTTTAATGAGTGCCTTAGCACCCCAAGTTTCAGCATTACGTGGGTCGACCTGTTCAGATACAGCTTGTTTTTCTTCTGTTTCTTCTTCTTCTATTCGTTGCCTTTTCTCTTCTTCACGTTTAGTGTAGACGTCTATGGCATCTCTAGCAGCTTCTATTCCAGAATCTATCGCTTCATCATCAACGCCACCATAACCATAGGAATTTGTCATGGTATAATATTAATCCTTTATTGTTTGTAGTGGGTTAATTGGGTCAAAGAACTTTTGTACTTTTTCATTTCTTTGTTTTTGTTTCAGAGCTTTCACGTTTTTGTTACCGCCTTGCTCGTCATCAAGTTTTTGTGCTTTTTCTATTTCAGTTAGTAACAAATCAGCTACAGGTTTAGCTAACATATTTAAGTGAACAAACTTGTAGTTAGCTAATCTAGGAAATATCTCTTTCATAGCTTCTATCTCAGCGTCACTAAACACAGTTAAATCTGTTACTGATAATTCTCCTCTTTCAATCTTCATGCCACGTATAGAGTTTCTTTTGTTTAGTTGAAATCTTATATTTTCAAAAGCAAGAAAATCTTGAAAGTTGTCATTAAATTCTAAACCGGGGTTAGCTTCTAAATACTTTTTAAAAGCAGGCTGTTCAAAAAGTTCTGTAAGCTGTGCTCCTGTTATACCGTACCGTCCAAAAACAGCGTCTGGGTTAGCTTTAGCCATAGAAACAATAGTACGAGGTAAATTGCTAGTATCGTTAGGATCAAATACACGTAGGTCTGAAAGTTGAACTTTCGCACCATCTATACCTAATCCTTTTGTAATACTATTCATAACACCATAACCAAAACTTTCTATACCACCTTCTACACCCTTTTTATTACGTTTAAAATAGTTGTATTCAGTACCTGTAAACTTACTATCATTAGCACCTTCTGTTGCTTCTGGTAAAGCAAATGTTTCTAAAATAGATTCAGCCATAGGTTTACCAGTAATTGAAGAGTCCTTGCTCATCAAAGTCATTGTGCCAACTAAACCGTTTGTATCATCAAAGGTTATTTCTTCGCTTGTCATAAACTTACGTCTAGGATCTACAAAAAAACCCTGTTGAGGATCATCTTTAAATGCACCTAAAGCATTAAGTCGTCTAAACATAAGCTCTCTAGGTTTCATAAAAGTTCCATCAGTGTCTCTGACTTTAAATTCAGACCACCATTGTAAAACTTCTTTGTGTAGCTTTCCACCACTTTTTATGTGTAGCAAAGTTTTTTCTACCCAAGGAGCTTCACCAGCATACAGCTCATTAGAATCTACTGTACTGCCTTGGCTTTCTTTATGTAGCTTTATTAAATCTTGTTTTTGATATGCTAACTTTGAACTGTTAACAATAAGTGTAGCATTAAATTCACCGTCTTCTAATCTTGTAAAAATTTCATCAAGTTTTTCTTTGACAAAAAGTTTAGGATCGTTATTGTTATCAACATGAATTTCATAATCTGATTTACCGCCGGGGTCTGCACTTAAGATTAATGAAGCTTTTAATTCATCTTTTAAAGTAGTTGCAAGAAACATATCATCCATATCTAACTCGCCTACCTTTTTGTTTTTAAACCTAGCTATTCCTATTTTTATAGCACCGTCAAATCCATTAATTAAGTTTGCATTTTTAAGTGTAGTGTCAACGTCTTTGTTGCCTAGGTAATCAGTTGCGGTTTCTAAGTCAGTTATAAATTTTGGTTTTATACCTTTTATAGGATGATTAGGAATCCATACGTTTTGATCACCGTAATACTTTTGTAGAATTTTAAAAGCTTCAGCACCTGTA